AACAGGACAAGGCACTGCATTTAACGGTGTTTGGGTTACTGTAAGAGTACACTATGTTGACATGATTACAGGAGAATGGATGTATCACGATGGAATAGGTAGCGAGGCAATACAAACGAAGTCAGGAACTTCACCAAGCGATTTAATAAACATAACACAGGGTGCAATATCAATAGCATTTCCAAAGGCTAAAACGGCAGCGATTAAAGACGCTTGTCATCACTTCGGTAGGTTGTTTGGTAGTGACTTAAACAGAGAAAGTCCAGAAGATTTATACGAAGTGCCGGAAGTAATATCTGATGAAGATATGAGTGATTTGTTTGAGTTGAAAAAAGATGTTATTCCGGCAAAGTTTTTTCCTAATGCTGAACGTATTGTAACGGCAAAGGAAAAGGCATCTTATCCTAAACTTCATAAATACCTAATGGAATTATGAGTATAACAGAAAACTTAATGAGAATAGGTCGCTTCACATCTTCGGGTGTGTGGCAGCTTATGACAAATGGAAGAGCAAAGGACACTCCTGGCAAACCCTTCGAGACATATTGCAGACAGAAAGCAAGAGAAAAGAGGCTATTCAGATCAATTACAAACGATGCAAGTAGTAAGCCTACAAGTTGGGGTAAGTACATGGAGAAAAGAGCGTTTAGTAAACTTGACATAGATTACAGCTTAACAAGTGATGTTACAACGGAGCATCCAACGATACCAAACTTTGCAGGAAGTACTGACGGATTGAAATTCGATGCAGAAAGGACTGTTTTCGATATTAAATGTTGCTTTACATTAACGGCCTTTTGTGACCTGATAGAATGTACTACCGATGAAATGCTTTTAAAAGAGTTTCCTGAGTACTTTTATCAGCTTATTGCCAACGCAATGATACATAATACCAAATGGTGTGAATTAATCGTTTACGTGCCTTATATGAGCGAATTAAGCGATATAAGACTTGGTGTTAAGTATGAAGATAATAAACAGCTTCAATGGATTGAATACGCAGAAGATTACGAACTTCCTTATATTCATCCACGATCTGAATACAAAGACTTGAATATACTGAGATTTGAGGCAAAGCAGGAGTATAAAGATGCTTTAACAGAGCGGTTATTAATGGCAAACGAACGTATTAAAACTATATGAAAATAAGCCTTGTTAAGCAACTTAATGGAACTTTCAAATTAGCGTATGATAGTGACTTTGAAATAGCTAAGAAAATCAAAGCCGGAGATATTATTGAATATCAATTTAAGCAAGTCCGGAACGTCAAATTTCATCGACTGTTCTTTTCACTATTAAACTTAGTTTTTGACAATCAGGAAATTTACACGAATTTAGATCATTTAAGACACGATCTTACAGTTGATGCCGGATATTATGACCTTACCTATAATTTTAACGGTGAAGAAGTTAAACGGCCTAAATCAATATCGTTTTCAAGTATGGATGAAACAGAATTTAAAAAGTTATATTCTGATGTACTTGATAGCATTCTCAGGAACTTCAAATGGTCACAAAAAGACATTGAAGAAAATTTAATCAATTATTTTTGATATGTCCTAAAAGTTACATATCTTTGAACTGTTAAGCGTTACTACTTTAGCTTAATTCAAAATCTGACCTTTTTCATTATTCTGATCGTAGTAACTCAGGGTATTTGAAAAAGGTTTTTTAATTTAATATGGAATATACTGAATTTTTAGAGAATAAAAAACACACCATAGGTAATTTCGGATTTGATGCTACGTTTTTCCCTGAGATTGCTTTTGACTTTCAAAAATATGTAATTGAAAAGGCGGTTAAAAAAGGAAGGGTAGCTAATTTCTTAGATACCGGACTTGGTAAGACATTGGTTCAATTGTCAATAGCTCAAAATATTATTGAAGATACCAATAAAAAAGTAATAATTCTTACACCTCTGGCCGTTGCATTCCAATTTATAAAAGAAGCTGAAAAATTAGGTATTTCGGATGTGGAATATAGTAAAGACGGTAAGCATACAAAAAAGATAATAGTATGCAATTATGAAAGATTGCATTTGTTTAATGAAAACGATTTTGAAGCTGTAATACTTGATGAAAGCTCAATACTTAAAAACTTTGACGGTGCAATAAAATCAAAGATCACAAACTTTATAAAAAAGATTCCTTTTCGTTTTTTATCAACTGCCACACCTTCGCCAAATGACTTTATAGAACTTGGTACCAGCTCCGAGGCTTTAGGGTACATGGGTTACATGGATATGTTAGGAAAGTTCTTTAAAAACAATCAAAACAGCGTTGACAGCAACAATAGAAACATTGGAGAAAAGTATTATTTAAAGCCTCATGCAGAAAGTGATTTCTTTTCATGGGTAAACCAATGGTCAATACTTGCAAAAATGCCTTCTGATTTGGGATTCTCAAATGATGGTTATATTTTGCCTAAACTTAATTTAGGTAAATATTCTGTTGAATCTAATCATACTGTTGATTTGTCAGGTCAGGCACTTTTGTTTGCACTTCCGGCACGTAGTTTTCATGAGATAAGACACGAAAGTAAACACACAATTAAAGAACGTTGTGAAATAGCTTCAACACTTCACAAGGGTAGAACTTCTGTTTATTGGTGTAACCTAAATGAGGAAAGTAAGCTGTTAAAAGAATTGGATAGTGAAGCTGTTGAAATACTTGGTAGTATGTCTATTGAGCGCAAAGAAGACATATTAATGAACTTTGCAGAGGGTAATATTAAAAGGATTATAACAAAGCCCAAAATGACATCTTTTGGTTTAAATTGGCAGCACTGTAATCATTCTACTTTTTTCCCTACATACAGTTATGAACAATATTATCAGGCAATACGTAGATTTTGGCGTTTTGGTCAACAGAATGAAGTTAACTTTGATTTAGTTATTTCTGATGGACAAACAAGAATACTGGATGCCATAAGTCAAAAAACAAAAAAAGCAATTCAATTGCACGAAAATTTAACAAAACATGTAAACGGTTCATTCGTTGACGTTAGAAAAGAATTTAATAAACAAATAACTAAACCTTCATTCTTATGATTAAAGATCAAAAACATACAGACAATTACAGTCTGTACTTAGGTGACTGCATGGAAGTAGTACCAACATTTGATAAAAACAGCATTGATTTAGTGGTTTACAGTCCACCTTTTGCAGGATTGTATCAATACAGCTCAGATCATAGAGATTTCTCTAATTGTGCAACTCGAGATGAATTTGTTGATCAGTACGACTTTCTTATTAAAGAAATGTCAAGAGTTACAAAGCCAGGCCGAATAAATGCGGTACATTGTACAGATGTATTTGATAATACTTCAAGACTTTGGGATTTTCCACACGAGATAATAAAGCTGCACGAGAAACACGGATTTGAATACCGGAACAGAATTACGATATGGAAAGAACCGCTAAAGGTAAGAATGAGAACAATGGTTCAAAGTTTGATGCACAAGTTTATTGTAGAAGATAGCACAAAGTGTTTTACTGCAATGCCGGACTACATTTTAATATTCACTAAGAAAGGAGAAAATGAAGTACCTGTAACGCATCCACACGGATTGAAATATTATGCCGGTGAAACTCCGATACTTCCAAACATTCTAAAGGCGTGGAATAATGCGAATGGAAGCAATTACGATGCTAATCAATTGTGGGAACATCTGAACGCTAATTTTCATGATCATTTGGATCCAAAGTCAAATAAATTAAGTCACTACATTTGGCAGCGTTACGCTTCATCTGTTTGGGATGATATTAGGATTGACAATGTTTTATCCTACAAAGAAAGCAAGGAAGAAGACGATGAAAAGCATGTGCATCCGTTACAGTTAGACTGTATTGATAGAATAGTCGAACTTTACAGCAATCCTGGCGAAGTAGTTTTAACTCCGTTTATGGGTGTTGGAAGTGAAGTATATAGCCCTGTTTCAATGGGTAGAAAAGCAATTGGCATAGAGCTAAAGGATTCTTATTTTAAACAGGCTATAATGAACTTGAAAACTATCAATTCAAGATTTGCATTACCTCAATCAGAACTATTTTAAAACCAAACAAATGAACAGCAAACAAGCGCATGAAGACTTGATAAAGTCAGGGCGCAAAGAAACATTACAACGTCAAATAATGGAATACATGCACCGG